TTTGTAGGTATAGATGTAAATTCTTGGAATGGTTGTTGTCCAATATATGCCATTAATTATTTCCTTTTATACATCTTCTAATACTGATACTGTAATATCTACAGCACTAGCAGCACTAGCAAGAGCTTCTAAATTATCTCCGTTTGAACCATCGTTTTGTAATACTAGTTTATTTCCTGACATTACTTCTAATGAAGCGCCTGCAGGAATACTAGCGTTTTTCACGATAAAGACATCATTCGATCCATCTTCGTTATCTATGAAAATATCTACTGTTACACCCGAGGTTGTTTTATTTGCACAGGTAATACCAATAACGATTGATTCTAGAGCAGCACTTCCTGAACCAGCAGGCACAGCGTAAATCGTTGAATTACTACTGTTACTGATGTTGGGCGTGCAAAATCTTTTAAAATCGTTAGCCATTTTATTATCCTTTTCTTATACTTATACTATATTTATAACAAAAATTCATGTTGATTATGGCTTTGTAGGCCATGTTGCAGTTTCACACTTTTCAACTGTGTCTTTACCAGCAGGCAAATCTCTTAATGCTTGACGATATGTTTTCATATCATCACTAAGTGTATTATCTGCTAGTGCTAAATAGTCTGTTTCTGCTAATAATCTGTCTCTTTTTGCTCTGAGTTCAGTCAAAGCTCTAGCGGGAGCTGCGGCTATGTCTGCAGCCTCTTGTGCATCCCACGCCGTTTCTTCTTCAGCTGTAAATTGCACTCTCACGCCGTTAATATTATGATATCTTACCATTTTTTTTCTCCTTTTTACTTTATTCCATACATCTTGATTGTGCCTGAATCTAAATTTCCACCCGACATTTTAAATTGTATAGCATCTATAGCAGTAGTTGTATTAAAATATCCTGCTGTAAAATAATTAGTAGATTGTGGTGGACTTTGAAAATTCATACCACTAAATTGGCTCATATAGTGTTTTGTAAATGTTGTGCTACTTGGATTATATAAGCGTAAAAATCCACAAGCACAGCCATCATTATCATTACCGAGCCCCTCATTAATTATAGCAAAAGATGTTGCTTGTGCCACATCATTATCAACATATCCGAAAAAAGTAAAACTGTCATCCTCTTTATGACCTGATCTAAAATTAGTATTTGTTAATGTAACACCATAACTACTACCAGCATCTGTGCTAGCTTGAAATGTAATATGTTTATCATCAGTTTGACAATGAATATTAATAAATTCAAATAAGTATTCACTATATGTAGAATCTATACCAGTTGTAAAAGATACGGTAGCATCACTAGAAATTGTAATTGTTTGTAATAAAGCTTCTCCGTGATCGCCTACGCCGCCTATACTTCCGTATGCTATATTTTTGTATGTTGCCATTATTTTATAACCTTATACCATATAATTTAATTATGCCTGATTCAAAATTACCTGTCGATACTGAAAACTGAACGCCATCTATGGGTGTGGTAGTATTACAATATCCTCCAACAAATTCTTGAGCAGAAACATTTGAGTGATTGTTTATCTGATTTATTCCAAAAAAGTGAGTTACAAAATTATCATGACTAGGATTAAATACCCACATTTCTCCATTAAAATTTTCATCAGCATCGTTACCAACAGAGGTTGCTATACCTTGAACTCCTGTATTATTTGCTAAACTTTGACCGTCTGAGTGGGCTACTGATGCTCCACTACCATCTTCTCCATGATTAGCTGCAAAAAAAGTAGTTTGTTTGGATGCGTCATAAGAACTACCGCCATCTCTAAAGTTTACTCTATATGTAGTAGTATTACTAGATGGATGTAAGTTAAGAAGTTTAAAATGATAAGTTAAATAAGTACCATCAAAAACAACATCACTTGAACCATTAGCAAAACTTATTGTGCTTTCTCCACCACAAGTTATACTTTTAATTAACTCTAAAGCATTTCCTGTGCCAGATGAGGTTGACGCTTGTGGTAAATTAAAGTTATATCTTATTGATGAATATGTTGCCATTATTTTATTCCAAACATTTGTATTTTACCAGAATCTAAAGTGGTTGTAGCATTTACTCTACCAGGTAAAAATCTTACAGCATTAATTGCTGATGTAGTATTAAAATATCCTTGAACACGATCATGATTTATATAATTTGAATCTTGATAATTACAAGTTGTAGCTATATAATGTTTTACAAATGTTGTATCTGAAGGATTAAATAATCTAAGCATACCAGAAACAGTTTCATCATTTTCACCACCGTTACCTCCTGATGTAAAAATTTGTGTAGCAGTTCCTTGTGCTTGATCTCCTCCAGCATAATATGCTATGGCATTATCGTTACTATCTCCTGATTCATTATTATAGTTTTGAATCATTGTTGATGTGGTCGTAATACCATAATCAGTTCCACCATTTACACTTACTTGAAATCCAAAAGTTGCCTCTCCGTTTGTTGAGGGATGAATATTATTCCATATGAACAAGTATGAATCAAATGTAGAATCTATACCTGATGTAAATGATACACTAGCGACTGATGAAGATATAGAAGTTGTTGCTAATGGAAATAAATTACCACCTTGTCCTAGATAGTCATGATTGTATTTAATAGCGTTATAAACTGCCATTGTTCACTCCTACTTGTTATCTAATAACCAACCGTAAGTAGCGTCTACATAAACTAAAGTAAATGCTGCTCTTTCAGTTGATACTGTTAAATCAGCGGCGTCACCTTGTATTTTGTGTGAGTTTCTTCCTATTGTAATATTGTTCGTATCTGCTGTAGCGGCATAATCAATAATTTGTACATAGTCACCTAGTGAAGCACTTGAAGGTAAAGTCATTGTGATTGCACCGCCTGATGTGTTTACAAAATATCCACGACCAGAAACCATAGTTGTATTACTAGTTATTACTGATTGCCATGCAGTTCCACCTGGGTTATATGTTTTGATATCAGAAGCAGGAATAGTTTTCATAGTACCGCCATCATTTACTACAAAACCATCAGCGTCTGCAAGTGTGATTGAACTACCTACTGAAGTACCACCATCAAGTAAATTTAATTCTGCAGCTGTTGCTGTTACATTAGTACCACCAATATCTAATGTGGTCATTGAAACCTCGCCTGCAACAGTCAATATATCAGAACCTAAAGTTAGTAAATCAGTATCGCCTGCACCACCTATTGTACCACCAGACTTAATTATCAAGTCATCTTTAACTGTTAAAAGTCCAGCAGAAGAAATTGTTAAAGCATCATTAGTTGAAGCGACACCAATAGTACCGCCATCTTTAATCATTAAGTCATCTGCAATAGTCAAGAGACCAGCAGAACTTAAAGTCATTTTTGAAGAGGCGGCTTCTGAAGCACCTGTATGAAATTCTAATCTTGTAGCATTACTAGAAGAACTAAAGTCTCCCTCTGAAACTGCTTGAATTGCAGCTGCTACTAATATTGCGTCTGTTCCTGTACCTTCATCTGGTGCCTGAAACTCAATTTTACCCATAACATCATCAGCAGCCATATCAGTCTCACCTGTTTGTAGTGTAAGTATGACCGGTTTATCATCACTAGTTGCTGTGTGTTTAAGTATAACACCTTTATCTGGATTAGAAATTAATCTTACCTCATTGTCAGTACCAAACTGTATATAACCATCGTCAACAATTCTTGGTGTTGTTAAAGTTTTATTTGTAAATGTCTCTGTGCCTGCTAATGTGGCAAGAGTGCCTGCGGTTGTAGGTAAAGTTACTTGAACATTACCAGAGTAATCACTATGAGCTGCAGCTCTTAATTCTGTGTAGTGAGCGTTTGAACTCTCACAATAAAATCTTATGTATGATCTTGTGCCTTGGTTTTTTAGATTCATATAACCAGCACCAAATTCTGTTGGTGTGCTTGTCGATCCTGCAAAAGTTAAATGTATTACATCATCTGAACTTTCTGCAATTTTAGTGTCTCCATCAGCATCTAAAATTAATGCTTCACCATCTAAGTCTAAAGAACCACCATCAAGTGTTAAAAGATTTGAAGCATGAGTAAGTGTTACATCACCATTATTGAAATTTAATAC